CTTTGATTGAACTTAATCAATAAAGAGTCAAAAACTCCCATTCATGGGTATAGAACGGTACTGTAAGGACAGTCCTTTTTCTGTCAAAATGAACGATATAAGCGAGCAAGCTCGCCAGTACGTGGTCAAGTTGACATCGAAACACAAACTCGATGGTCTGCTTGCGTGCGATTTGCCCTCATGTCATGATCGTACATGGGGCATCTTAAGAGGATTCGTCTTGGTGCTTTTGCATCACGACGCTCCTAAGAACGCTGTTTTCGATTTTCTTAAACAGTGGCATTCGGTTCTTATCCGGCTCAACGAGCCAGAGTTCTTCCGAGTGGCCAAGTTTCTGTGCGCGTATCCTCAGGCTCGTTTCCTTAAAAACGAGCCACCGGCGTGCGACTTGCTCTCGACATTTCCTATGTCGGGCAACTTCCGCCGTTGGTTCCGCGTACGCATGAACAAGTACAACAAACAGAATGTACATTTGTTCATGTCTTGGTTTCAAGTGAAGCGCTCCGCACTTCCTGCCTCTCCTTCGATGATTGAACTGAACTTGGTCAAACATCGTAAGAACATGACGGCGAACGATCGTTCGACGGCACCGTTTGTGACAGAGTGTTTGGTAGCGGCTCATAGTGTCCTTGAGCGTATTCGATCTAGAATTGAACCTGACTTCCGTCGGTTCTCTGAATCGAAAGCTTCACAATCCGCGTCGTTCTTTTCAACACGAGCGCGTGGAGGACAGGCCGGCGAGCTCTCTCGCCGGCTTGGTGACTGGTTTTTTGACCCGGTCACCTGGACCGCTGGTGAATGGCTTGATCCGCCTATTCAGCCAGATGGCCTCCCGAATTACGTGAACCCGGTTCGATTGGTCGAACCGGCCACGGTCGGCGTTCGCGACGCATGGTCCTACATGGACAAGCCCGCGAATGTCGAATTAGACGATTTTCAAGTCTACTTCGACGACGCCGATCCGATCTTGGTCGACACAACGCGTGTCGACGACCTCCCGAAGGATCTTGTCAGAATTTTCGAACAGAAATCTGCCGGAACAGCTTGTGCTGATTTCCGGCAAGTATCGGTTCGATCTGACTCGATTTACCTCAATGAGTTCGTCAATCGCATGGTCCCAGATTCACGTAGAAACTTCTATGATTCGGAAGTGTTTCGGTTGGCCTCTCGTGCCGAGGAACTCTCATCGTCTGTCGCTGACGAGGAGAATGAATTTCTCCGAGCACGAGTTGCTGTTGTTCTCGAACCTTTGAAAGTGAGAACGATTACAGCCGGTCCTGCTGCGCATTATTTTTTGGCACGCATGCATCAGAAGGCGCTCCACAGCTACCTTCGTGGCATGCCTTGTTTTCGACTGATCGGACGTCCGGCTTCGCCGACAGACATCATGTCGATACAGGTAGTTAATGCGCAGGCGCTTGCAGAATGTCAAGACGAGGGAATTGACATTACCGAGTATGATGGTTCGCCATATCAAAACATGGGCGAATATCTCAACCAAGATCGTTTTTGGTACTCGGCAGATTATCAAGAAAG